GCCGGCAATAGATGACGATGTGACATTTTTCCAAAGTCCAGTTGCAGATTCGTATTGTAAAAGATCGCCATTTGCCGGGCTCGTAATTGCTACGTTATGTAACTCTTGAAGTTCAAACCCGTTTTGAATCTTAACTTCAATAATACCGTCAATATTGTGAGACCTGACGACGTAACCACAAAACACCATATGGTTGGGTGCACTTGGCTTGGTTGTCGTTAGCCCGCCCGGAACGGTTGGAGATAAGTAAAGGGCTTGGCCTTCGGTAAACATGCTTGTGTTAACTGTAGTCAATTGCCCTTCGACGACGACATAACCAGTACCGTTATGAAGAATGTCTTGCTGAGTAATGCCGAAAGTTTTAGAGCTTCCAGCTTCTGTTGAGGCTATAGATAAACTAACAAGCGGCCTATTGCCGCTGGCCCCTGAAATATATACCGCTGTCTTTTTGGGTATTGTAAAGCCTGTTTGGTTGCGCACAACGCACAGAAGTTTTTCCGTGTTAGCTACAATTGTACCGCCAGCCAATGCTTCCGCAACGCCATTATCACGCTTAATTTTAAATATTTGATCGTCTTCATCATACCACATCATCACCCGGTTTGATGGAGGTGATTCGGGTTCTGGTATGGCTGTCCAACGAATTTTACTATTAGACATATTCAAGCCTCAAGAATTAAAGTGCCTTCAAGAAACAAAGTGCCTTCAAGTTCTAAAGGCCCGAAGGTGACAGAAATTCTATTTTCAATTATTTTGACAATCGAGTTGAATGGTATCGTAGACCAGCCGCAATGCCAATCGCTTCCCGCTGTAACTGGAACTACAAAAGCCATTAACTAATTTCCTCAAGAATGATTACCGGGGCTCCAACTTCAGCACGGGCATAGAGTTGAATGTGCTCGGTTATATCGTAGTTGCGCTCTGAGTTATCGTTAATAAGAGTGCCTATATAGCCAACATTAGAAACGTAATTTATTTTGATTTGAGAACCAGAATAGTTTTGAATATTTATAGCGTTACGGTTCAAAAGCGCCCCGCTCGGTGGTAAAGCTGTCCACGCCGAATCTGATAAAGTAACCTCTGTTACTCGCCCGCCATTTTTAAGACCAGTAGGCGTGAACTCACCGGTTATATCGCCCGTAAGAGAAGTTCGAACGATGACTTCACCGTCATCATTTACGTCAAACTTTTCGTACTCTCTGTCTTGGAGCGTTTTCGGTAGTGACATCAGATTCAACCTTTTTTGTTCTTACGTCGCCCGTGAAATAGGCAACATGATTGGAACCTTGTTGAACAATAAAATGAATCTTAATCGGTGTTCTAATTTCACGCAATTTATTTATAAGATCACCGGGATCACGCCCAACAATATAGCCCATGGTGTCGTATGGGTTAAGAGAATCAAAAGCTATCATGAAAATACTCCACCAAAAGAGAGGGGCCGAAGCCCCCCTCTCATGATTTTAATTAGGCAGTAGTGACTTTAATACACTTCTTAGCGCCTTCGATTCCAAGAACTACACCGAAAATAAGGTCAACAGACATCAAAATGCCATGCTTACCAGTTGGGTGAAGATCGGAAACTTTAATAGCCATATCTTTCGCCATGACCATCAAAAGTGCATCTGGATGCAGGAAGAACGCTGTGCCTTCTGCCAAAGAATTGTCTTCTGCTAGTTGCATTCCGTAACGACGAAGGCCAACACGTCCGCCGATTACTGGAGTATCAGCAGCGCCAAAATCAGAGCTAACAAGCGTCTGAGAAGCAAGTACATCGCTGTAATACTTTGGATCAAGAAGACCGTACCAGCCTTTTAGCTGATCCCACTTAGCAGCAGAGCAAAGCTTACGAACATCAAGCAATGCAGAAGCGTCCATAGTGGCTTTTACAATTTGGTGGTCAGGAGCAGCTGCAGAAGGTACTAGAGCAGTATACAAAGCAGCGTTGACAGCTTTTTCAACCGAGAAAACTAGAGATTGCATAACCTCAGGATTTTCACGGTCAATCAAAGACATTAGCTCTACTTCGTCAGCAAACTCAAAGGCCGCCGTGACGTGCTTATCAGCTTTTACGTCAACGTAGCTTGTTGAGATTGCAGATGGAGAGAATGTGTTGCTGTCAACAGCGCCTACAGTTTTAGTAGTTGCCGTTGGAGCGTTGACGCTGTAAACACGAACTTGGTCGCCACCTTTGACGATTTCGCCGCTATATTCTTTATTAACAATGGAACCGAGCAAAAGACTTTCACGCAATTGCTTAGTAGCCATCGGTGACCAGTATTTTTGTACTTGATATTGTACGTCGGTTAGATTTGTACTTGCCATGATTTGGACTCCCTAAATTTTATTATTTGTTTATTGTCCCCAAACAATCTGATCTCGCTTCCATTTTTTCATATCGGAAGTTGATGTTAAAGTTTTCCACTCTGATTCAGTAATTTTTCCTGCGCCGCCATTAAGCCCTTGAGGTGCTGTAGCTGGTAGCTTTGCGGTTCTCTGAATCATTTCTGGCCATTGTTTTTTAAGTGACTCAGCCACTCTTGCAACGGTCATCATGTCAACTTCACCAGATTCTGGATTGATTGCTACTTCTGATGTATCAATCAGTTTATACCATTTTTGGTCAACGATACCGCCCAGAGCGTCGATTACGCAGTTCATCTTTAGGCCGTGAGAAATTCGCTCGGATAGCTCCTGCCTCTCTTTGCGTTCACGGTTCAACTCCTCATCACGAACTTTCAGCAACGTTTCATAGTCGCCACGCTTTTTTGCGTCAGCTTCTTCACGTTCTCTTTCTTTGACGGATAAGGCTTCAAGTTGTGCTTGCAGCTTTTTCTTTTCGTCAAGTAGCTTCCGGTGCGTATCATAAGAAATGGTAGACTTACTTTGCTCTTGATTCTCTGATGCAGCTTCAAGCTGACCAGATTGTCCCTCAGGGACTTTCTGCTCGTTCATATTTCCATCCTTGGTTAAAACTATTAAAAATTATATCACTTTTCTTTTTCTTAGCAAATCCCCAAACGTTTTGCGATAGAATCTTAAAAGCTGGTTATATTCGTTACCAGATATATTTAAGAAAATACGCTCTGGCCTAACCCACAACGAGCCATCTTTTCTTTGGCCCACGGCGCCCTCTTGGTTCCACCTCGCAACGTCTTCGTTTCTTTTGCCGTCAGTTCTTACGCCTTCGGGCCTGATGATAACCGTGGTTCCTTTTACGGTGACACCAAGGCTCTCAAGCATCTGCCCGGTGCGTGTTAGGTTTGATTTCTTTGGAGTTGTATAAGCCGCAAGCTGGTTGAACATGCGCCTTTGTTCGACATAATTCGGGCTTAGTGGTGCTAATTTACCACGCTCCCCAAATTGCTTTGTGACTCCATAACCAAGCCTTGTTCTTTTTCTGACAATTTCAACAGCCTTAAGTCCGAGCTCTCCTAGAACTTCATTAGTCAAATTATCGTTAACGGATTTTTCTATTCTCTTAACGATTGCAGCAAGTTGGAGGCGTGCTTTACTCATACGTTTTTCTTTACATATTTAATGATTTTTAATAACTCATTATCAGTTATGCCAAGAAAATCCCGAGCCTTTTTAGGGTTTGGATCGCCGCCATAGCTTCCAAGAATGTTGCCTTCGGCTCTTGCGTTTTCTTCTGTGCCTTTATCGTAACCAACAAGGATTGATTTTTGAGTTACCTTTAAAATCTTGAGTGCTGCTAGCATATCTCCAGACAATTGAAGGTCAACTCTCTTGCCTTTACCAGCAATTTTAAAATCTAAACTGGCTTTATATTCATCAGAATATGCTGGAAATTTTTTGCCACGCCAGTCAACGTTGTCTTTGACAGTGCGGTTAACAATTCTTTCAACGACTGAATCGGCAACCTGTTCCCGTTGCTCCGAGTTCAGGCCGTATCCGGTTATGTCAATTTGTTCCTTCTGCTGCGCCATTAGAATTAACCTCTGGTTTGGCTGTGATTTGACCTTTTACAGCTTTTGGAACGAAACTATCACCGATAGTTGATAGCAATCTTGAAGATGTTTCAGCATCAAGCTGGAATGCTATTTCAAATAATGCTTGTGCCGAATCTCTTGGTATTTGGCCTATGGCAGCAGCGGTCAATATTTCTACTGCGGAAGCAACCTGAGCACCGTTTAGCACAGCATCTTGAATTGATGTTTGTGATGTAGATGCAGAGATTGAATCATTATTTGAATCAATAGAATCAGAATTTTGATTTGACATTTCTTCAGGCGCACCTTCTATTGGCATGCCACGTTCTTCATCAATATCAGATTCAAGTTCTTCAATCTGTGCGTATGTCATTTGTGGATTTAGTGCAGCAATAGCACGGCTTCTGGTTGTAAACCCTGCTGCATATTCATCACGCTGTTCTTGAATTATTTGAGACCTTTGAGAGCCAACAGGCACAACGCTAAATCGTGTTGTAACTTCTGCAGTGCTCGAGAATATGGTTCTATTTTCAACCATGCCTTGGCTTACCCATATTGGGTGCATTTTATTCAAAATCATATCCCACAATTGTGATTCTGTTTTTGAATAGGTGACAGTTTGAGATTGCCGAATGTCAAATGTATCGGCCTCATCAATTATTTTTGCAATGCCTGAAGTAGCAGAATCAGGCTGCAGAGCTCCAACGCTACCTGTTTTAATACCTTTAGAGCCAAGCCATAGAGACATTTCAGATTGAATGAGATTCAAAACTTCTTGATAGTCAACTTCAGGCTTCAGAGTGCCTATCTCTACTTCTTTCTCGGGGTCGTCAGATTTAAGAAACCATAGAGCGTTGGGCGCATATGTTGGATCGGAAATCTCACCATTTTTAACGTATGTGATGCTAAAGCTTGAAAAGAGTGCAGCGAGGTTAAGATCGGTTAAAGCCGCAGGCACATATTCGGCCATTCTAATTGTGTCAATATCTGGCGTTGGTATCAATCTCAGGTGACTTTGATTTGTGTAAACGAACGGCAGTACACCATAAGGGTTGATACCGTCACCTAGGCCCATAGCTTCCATCGCTGCAAAGTCTATAGAGGCATCACTTTTGATTACTGCAAATTCATCTTTTGTATAAACCCAATAGATTTCTCTCTTTTTTGAGTCTCTACCAGCAATTAAAATAATCATGGTCGGGTTGGTTAAATCAATCGGGTCTTCGCTGACAACTACAAAACGGTCGTTAGGAATTACTCTAAGTTTTGGCCCGCCTTCAGTGATGTAGGGATGCACCAATGAAGAGCGGCAAGCGTTATAGAGCCTATTTGCTTGGTGCATAACTTGATTGATAAACAATTGCTTTTCATACCAATTTACAAGCTCAAAATCTTGGTCTGTTCCATCACTAACTTCACGCATGACGCCAGTTTGATAAATGTTTGAGAGTTTATCAACGTACCTCGGGACGATATTGATAGGTACAATACGCTCCATTGCGTAATTCAGAACACGCTTAGATAGAAGCCTCTCAAGGTTTCTTATAATATAAGGCTCAAGATTTCCTTCGAGGATATCAAGCATTTTATAATTTATTTGAAGCGTATCTGATTGTGCGCTAACGGCTTTAGTAACAATTTTTGGGTCAATCATTTTTATCCCTCAAAGGATTATAGAGCGTGTTCCACCACGGGTAATATCTGAGACTTTACGCACCATAGCATATCCTAACGCTGTAGTGACGTGTTGAAATCTTTTAGAATCATCCTCGACTATGCTACCACCTTTTTTAAAGGCTGTCAGTCGCAGGCCCTCATCTACAGTTGGGCAATTATGGATAAATAACCGGCACTGACCAATTTCATTTCTGCA